CGTCCCGGTCTGCACCTGCTGAAGTTACTGGTATGATTGCATTTGAACCGTCTTGAAACCTAACAGAAGTATTTGATGTACCTAAGAAAATATCTCCGTTAATAGTACCAATACTCCCCACAGTGGTGCCGTCTTTGCGGAACAATGCAATGTCGCCGTCTGAGTTAAGGCGATTAAACTGGGCAGCATCAGCATCAGTTCTAGCAACTTGCAAAGAGCCATTTTCTTTTAAGGCAATACCATCATTGCCAGAACCGCTGTTGTTTCCGGGGCTATTATCAGTAGTACCCACCAGCAAGTTGCCGCTGGCGTCAATGCGCATTGCTTCGGAACCGTCCACACTAAACGAAATCAAAGATGCAGCAGCCGCATTTGTGTGGTCAGCACGAAACTCCATCTGACCAGCACTGTTGATAATCTCGTTTGTCCAAGTGCCGTTGCTAAAGTCAATAGATGCGTTGCTTGAGTTTAATGATAATAGGCGAGTCGGCCCCGTAGTCCCAATACCAACCCTATCATTTCCCGCATCTACAAACAGCATATTGGCGTTGCCGTTGGACTCAACACGGAAGTCGGTGTCGTTGCTGTCTTCATTGATGACAACTGCTGAATTTGATGCGCTTATGAGTTTTGGAAAACTGCTTGTATCCCCGTACAGCTGGAAAGTACCAGCACTGTTTCCAACTGCCATTGAGGTTGTATTGTCAGTGAGTACAATATTGACGCCAGCATCGGTTGAAACAACTGTAAGTGCATTATCTGTTGTGCCAGAGTTGATGTTTGCGGCACCATTAATATCAAGGCTGCCGCCAGTAATGACGCCTGTGGTGGTGATTGCGCTAGAACCATTATCAATGCTTCCAAAGCCGCTGGTGATGCTACCGCTGTTCAGTGCGCCAGTCGTGACGATGTTTGAACTACCAGCAGCCGGTGCTGCGCCAATATCAGAAAGCACCTCTGACGCAGACCGACCTTCAATGGCCGTGCCAGCCACGCGCAGGAAATCATCATCTACCACGCCGCTCGTGAACTTTGGCACGTTGTTGTTAGATATGCCTGTGTTGAGCGTGGCAGTCGCTGTGATGGCCGTGCCATTCAGCGTCATGGCATCTGCTTCAAGCGTGCCATCAATGTCAGCATCACCGCTGATGTCTAGGCTACCGGCATCAAGTTCGCCTGTCAGCGTCACGTTGCGAAAGCTGGCAATGTCCTTATTACTGTCAACGATCACAGCCTTGGATGCCGTTACAGTGCCTGCTGTGACGCCGTCAATGGCCTCTAGTTCAGCCTCGCTGATGACAGCACCTGACCCCAGTGTCAGATCACCGCCGACTGTTAGATTGCCTGCAACAGCCGTTGTGCTACTGGCCACAGTGCTGTTGGGCGTGTGTGTGAGGTAGTTGACAAAGCTGCCGCTGATTTTGCTGCCCAGTGTCAGCACACCGCCGTCAGCAATGTTGAGTTTGTGCTGGTCTGCGTTGTCATCGCCTTGGTCAGCCTTCAGCACGATGCCAAGCGCTGCGCCCTCTACGTTGGCTGCAATCTCAAGGCTGTCATTGGTGCTTTCATCATACTGAATGGTGATGTCGCTGTTTGTACCAAGCACGATGGTCTTGTTGTCAGGTACAGTCAGACCCTCTGCAAACGGGATTGCCGCTGTGCAAGTCTGTGTGCCGTCTTTCAGGATGCAAGTGGACAGGCCAGTCGCAAAGCCATCAAGTTCTGTGTCAAACTTGGATGCAAGGATTTTGACGCCATTATCTCTGTCTGTCGTGCAGTCAAATGTGCGTGAAAACGTACCGCCGGAAAATGCCATTAGAGTGGCCCCCCTGGTGCAAATGTATAGTGAGCGCTGATGAAGGAGATTGTCTGCGTGCTGGTTGCAACCTTGATCCGCAATGCACTTGAGTAGCCTAGCCGGTTGACAGCCTTGCGCCGCTTGGTAACGCCAGCGCCAGCCGTATCAGCCCAGAAAAAATCATCATAAGTGGCGGTATCCCACGCCGCCAGATTTGACTGAAAGGTAACGGGCGAGACATCAATGGCCGCTACAGGCGCTTGATCAACGCCAACGCCGAAACTGAACACAACGTCTGTTTCGCCCTCAAGCATTGGCTGCACGCTGCTGAAGCGCTTTACACCGCCTCTGTCGCCAAAATAATTATAGGCCGTAGCCAAATCACCAACAATGTTTTCGCCATTATCAGCATCACCAGTCACCTTAAAAACAACACCAGACGCGCTGCCGAAAAACGTATCGCCGTTGAACTGGCCCCAGACATGGGCTGGTATGTTCTCAAAAATGCACCACGCCCTGATGATCGGGTTGAACACATGCTGGTTGAAAGGATCAACGTCATCAGTCGGATAGTTAAAATAGACCTTGTCGCCGTCAGGACTGACAAAGACTTGCCAGCCGGTTGATGTGCCGGTGGCCTTGACCTGGCTGATGACGGTGCCGCGTATCTTCTCTGATATGGCCGCTGCCTTGTTGCCAACGATGTCTTGGCGCACAACCTGGCTCAAAGGCAGATAGCCCTCTTTGGTCATCACGATGACATCGCCGCCCAGCTTGGCAATGGCGCGTTTTTCATTTATCGGCTCTGCAATCCGGAACGTACCAACCAGGCTGAAATCACTGGCAGGGTTTGATCCTGAATACAGCAGCACCTCGCCCGATGTCATTATGATGCACAGCAGATCATCAACGCCCTCACCGCCATCAATGGTGAGCGTGTTGATCATTATGATGTTGCCGCCGAATGTGCCGACCAAGCCGACAGGGAACTTGGTAAAGTTTCCTTGAAAGGTGTCCACAGTGGCGCTGTGGTAAAAGTTCTGACTGGTGCCTGTCCAGTAATAGACGCGGTTTTTATGCGCGTGAACGCCGGTCAGCGTGTTGGCGTTGACGCTATCAGACAGCGTGATCGACAAATCACTGGCGCTTGACCCGTCCCAGCTAAAAGGCACGTTCGCCCCTGACGGCACAAAGATGGTGTTGTTGTTGAACTCAATGCTTTCTGCCCTGCCGTTGGCAAGGCCGGTTTTCTTGCTGACGGCTGTCCCGCTGTCGATCTGGTACAGCGTGCCGTTGCTGCCAATTGCCAGAAGCTGCCGGTTTGCGCCAGCATTGTGCTCCACCAGTGTTTCAACATTGCCGGTGCCAATCCCTGTACAAAAACTGGTGTATCCGTCGCGCAGGGTGACTTTCTCCACAGTCGGAAAAAAGTTGGACATGATCAGCGCGTCTGTCGGTGACATCGCATCAATACTGTCACGGCTGTTCAAACCGCCCACAGGGGCTGGCACGCTGACCGCCTTAACGCGGTAGCCTCTTGATGTCGGCAGTGCTTGCAGCATCAGACGGCCCCGTATCCACTATCAGGCAGATTGTAAGAATAAGGGCTGACAAGCAGGCGTCTGGCGTCATCCAGGCTGATGACCGGCGCACCGCCAGCGCGGCTGATGGCTTGGCGCAGTTCAAGCTGGTACTGCCTGAAATCCTCATCATATGTCAGGCCGTGGTTCTGCTTGAACCGCCAGGTGACGCCCATCTCAATCAGTGTTTCATCTAGGATGCCGACATCTGTGTCTGCTGCCATAGCGGCCTGTGAGGTGCCGCCGCTGCTTTGATTCCAGTGACTGCTGACATACTCAAAGCCAATAGCTTCGGCTGATGTTGGTGTTGGCGTGATGTCAAACTTAAGGACATTGCTTGACGGCTTGAAGCGGAACTTTTGCGTGATGCCTGCGCTGGCTGTGCCATAGCGATCCTGCTGGAACTGCTGCGGCGTGATAGGCCCGACCATTTGATCCAGATCGGTGCGGTTGTACATTGTGCTGCCCACAGAGCGATCATAGTCAGTCGGCAGATCGTAACTCTGCGTGCCATTGACGGTATTGAAGGTGTGTTCCTTCAGCAGCACCGGCCAGTTGTTCGAGCGCATCAGTTGCTTGCCCTCACGGTTGATGAAGGCGAATAGCTGACGGGCAATGGGGTCTGTGTTGCCAACAACCGTTGACGGACGTTCAAACCCTGTGAAGTCAGCTACGTTCTGCGCTATCGTCAGCAGGCTCATGTTTTACCTCTTCTGCCAAGGTCTGGGCTGCCACAGCCACCTCAACTACTAGGTCGTCTTTTTGCTTTGTCGCTTCGACTTGCAGCTTGGCAATCTTGGCAAGTTCAACATATGGCTCACCAATGCCGCGCAGCGTTGTTTCTTCAGCAGCAGCAAGCTGCTCAACAGTCTCAATGTCATGCAGTTCAAGTTCAGTCCGGCGCGGCTCTGTCATCCCTGGCAGTTCTGCTAGGCCGGTGCCTTTGGTGCGGGGCTTTCTCTTCTTGCCCTTGTATGCTTTCCATTCAGCAGGGAACCGCTGCAAATCTTCTGGCCGCGCTGGGCCTTCCCAGATGTCGCGCATGCCTGCTATTTCAATCCGGCAAAAGTCACGCTTTTGGCCGTTGAGTTCTCTCTCGAAAAAAATGCCTTTTTCGCTCATATCAATCCTCCCGATTGCATAAAAAAGGGGCGAGTTGCCCCGCCCCTTTGGTTTTACATTGGGAAATCGCAGATGATTTCCTTGTCGCTGATGTCGCCAGCAATGGCACAGACGTTGTCTGTTACATCTGCTGACACATCCAGTTTGCCGTCTGCTGAACCAGTTGGCGTCAGCGGATCACCGTCAGCGCCTGCTGTCAGGGCTGCGTTCATGGTTGCCATGCCCTTGATTTGCACCCAGCAATACTGGCCGTCAGTCGGCGCTGATTGCAGAATGCCTGCACCGATTTCAATAGAATCGGACAGATCAGAGGTAACCTTGAACAGCTTGTAGCCATCTAAGGTGTAGTAATATGCGGCGTTACCGCTGACTGCTGCCACGCTTCCACTGCCAGTGTCATACTGAACGTACTTATAGATGCGTGTGCCATTGGTGTCGTCAACGATGGCACCAAGCTGACCCAACTGAAACTCAGGAGTGTCAGCGACTGCTGTGGGGTCAATCCCCATTACTGCTGCAATAGCCATTACAGTTCTCCTTCCTTATGTATGGATCACGCCTTGGAGAGCGCGGTTTGAACAGGTCAGGTTTCCTGACCAGAACATTGGCGTTACCATAGCGTCTTGGTTGACGGACATTTTCGCTTCACCTGGAACGAAATCCCGTGATGCTGCTACCTCAAGACGGAGGTAATCAGTGTTCAGCATATACATTCTGTTGGTGTTGCACGCGGAATCAAAGACCACATCGCTGTTCAGATACTGAACGCTGGTAAAACCAGAGTTTGCCAGATCATCACTGGTGATGCGCTGGATGGCCTGAAGGCTACCCAGGAACGCCTTGTAGGCATTGGTGCCAGCCATGATCAGATCAGGGCTGTCTGCACCACGAACCAGTTGCAGATACATATCATTCATATCTGACTGTACGTTTGAGGTGCTGAACGCCGACGACGTTGCAGTGCTTTGTTTGTTCTGAAAAAAGGTGAACGTACTGGAGTTGATGCCGCCAACAGTACCCGTGCCGGAATCGGCAACCAGTAACTGTAGACCGCCCACCTCTTTACCAGATGAACCAGTGCCATCTGAATAGATTGATGTGGACAGGCTGTTCATCATTGACTTTTCAAGCACATTGATGCGTGCCTCAAGCAGGTTGATGATGGCTTGCTCACCAGAGTTTTTGACTTGCTCCAAGCCAGAGATGGTGACGTTACCAGCCAATTGCTTGTATTCGTAAACAGCGGCTGTCAGTACGTCTGATGGTGAGACATCAAGTGTCTCATAGCCTGAATAGAACTGCACAGTCCCATTGTCGGCATACTCAAGTTCACGGACAATATCGCGTCCTGTGACGGACGTTTGATTGCCATTTTCGCGTAGTCTACGCAGCAACGCATTGTGGTTGCTTACGTTGTCAGAAAGCGTCCGGCTACGATTTCGTAGCGTGGTCGTGACGATCTCTGAAAGATTCGGGCTGGCCATTGGCTAGCTCCTTCCATTTTCCAATTGTCGAATAGACGCCTGTATGGTGTCACGAATAGACGCATTGGCTGGTAGCGCTGGCGCGGCTGGTGTTGCACTGCCTCTGACCTTTGACCTGGCTGCTTTCTTCGCTTTCTTGACCGCCTCTGTCTTTACATTGTCTTGCGACTGTGCGGCGGCC